GTTACCAACTAGCGTGGGTACAGTCAATGTTCCAGTGGCATTGTCATATGTGAAATTAACATCCCCACCGAATGCGCCACCGTTGTTAAATTGAACTTGGGTAGTTGAGCCACCAACGACACCGTTACCAGTTCCTCCGCCTGTTACCCATGCGATGTTACCAGTACCATCTGTCTGCAAGAATTGACCATTAAAGCCACCGGTTACTTTAACTGTGCTAACATTGCCCAATGATAGTTTTCCATTAGCATATGTTACGTTAGCCATGCCACCCATAGTGCCGTTGTTGTTATATTGCAGTTGGGTATTGGCTCCACCGATCATTGTACCGAATGCTAGAGTACCATTACCATCAGTCTTGATAACTTGTCCGTATGATCCACCGGCAATCTTAACGTTAGCAATTGTTCCCAATGACAAATTACCTGATGAATAGGTAACGTTAGCCATACCGGCAAAGTTGCCACCGTTGTTGTATTGAAGTTGGGTAGTGTTACCACCTGCAGTCAATGTAAAGAATGACAGATTACCGGCGCCATTAGTACGTAGATATTGACCAGATACGCCACCATTGATGTGTACGTTACCGATCAGACCTAGGTTAGTATTACCATTAAAATTAGCATGATTAACAGTAAGAGTCTCAGTACCATCATTGAAATTGAACGCATTTGCGCCGCCCCATAATCCGCCTTTGTTGTATGCTACTTGTGCATTACCAGATGGTCCGTTAGGAGGGAACGAAGCAAACCCAGCATACATGGTAAGTTCTGTAGCGACCGGGTTAATGGTAAGAGCAGTAGATTGTAACGTGAATACACTACTGAATGCATTAACCGTAAATTGTAGGTTAACTTCACTCATTTTAGATGTACCTTATGATAAGACCAATTGGTTCTTTGTTTATGTCAGCAGTACCACTCATACCATCAGTACGTGAAACAGTCATTGTTACCACAGCGATTAACGTCGGTGAAGCATCGATTGTGAATGTTTGACCACCGTTGATTGTAGTAGGGATATAAAGATAACCAGTACCTGTTGATCCTGTTGTCACTGCTGCTGTCAATCCAGTTGGTGCTGCAGGCTGTGGGCTAATCAATGCTAAATCTGCCAGTACTACATCTACTGGACTTGCATTGCCAGCTGGATATGTAATGTTAGCAGTGTACCATTTGCATGTTGCTGTCAATGTCCAACCAGTAATGTTAACTGGTGCACCTGTTGTATCTTTGAATGTAAAGGGAAAGGTGTAACTTTCCCCGTTGTAGATTTCAACTAATTGCAGCGGTGAACCTGCAATAATTGCTGTCTTTGATCCGTTTAATAATAAGCTCATTTGTTCGTCTCCTATATGTATTTATGTTTTGTTTAACCTTTGAACTCAGTGATTGCAATCGTTTTACGACTTGCATACATTGTGCTCGGGGTTGTTGGGTTGTTCAAATCACCTGCTACTAACAGATACCTTGTAAGGGTGTCCTTAAGGTATGCACCAGTCTTGATTGTTGCTGTAATTGGAATGTTGTTCGGCAATTGATCTTGCACTGCTTGAATAGTAGTATCGTACGGATCATTCTGATTGCTACCATACGCCCATATTCTTGCAGTTTGCCATAGATTGATAAAGTCAAAATTAACTGAAGAAGTAGAGATAGGCCAGACTAATGGTTTGACGCTACCTGATCCAAATATGTAAAATGCATTGTTAAGATTAGCACTTACATACAGATTTGCATTGGTATTCGAAGGTTGCGCCGTCCATGTTGCACCACCGTCTCCACTGTATACAATTGCGCCACCTGTTCCAACTGCGAATGAATCTTCGTAGACACCAAAGTTAGATGCTACACCATACAATATTTCTCCGGCATTTCCACTGTAACGAATATTGAATGTTGCTGCATCAGTACTGGTAAAGATTACACTAGTTGATGGTCCTCTGCCAACTAGAATCCAACGACTATTGCCAGCAGCCCATGTCGCCCCTGAAATAGTGTATGAAGTGCCACCAGGAACATTAAGAGGAGACCATGACACGCCATTGCTGCTGGTTGCAATTGCGAAGCCGTCGCCTGCTGCTAAGAAACTAGAACCATTCCATGCGATTGTATTCAGGTTATTGTATCCAGTAGTGTTGAGTCGTTCAGTCCAATTGAATCCATCAGTACTAGACATGATATACATCAGTCCACCTTGCGCACCGAAGATTCCACCTACTGCTACGAACAAACTTCCATTCCATGTTACTGCGCCGAACGTCATGTTTGCTGCTGCTGCTGGCTTGTTAACATATGACCAACTATCATATCCAGTAGGACTTGCTACTACCATACCATTAGATCCAACAGCGACATAAGTTGTTCCGCCATTACATGCAGCACCATATATGGAGTCAGATCCTAAACCTACAGCAAATGTAAGGTATGTATCTGGATGAGCAGTGTTTGCACCTTGCATATTACCAGTGAATTGAATAAGCCCAGTACCACATATGATGAAGCCATTGGATCCATATGCAACAGCATTGGTGCCATACGTATAATCCTTAACAGCAGACCATACTTCAGCGACCAGACCAGTAGTAAGTCCGTTTGTGTATTCGTTGATTGCAATGTCTAATTGAATTTGATTAGTTGCTTTGCCGCCAGCATCGGAACCACTGTCAGCAGGTGTATAATCACAAGTCAATACAGAACCACGAGTGTTTGATGCCCATAGTTTATACAAGTCTGTGTAACTAACTGTTTGACTGGTTATCTGATCACATGTTTTGCGAGTAGCAGGTTGTGCTGGTGACCATGGTTGTTCAGTTGAATTACTAAACTGACTCTTAGTTGATTGTGTTACTGCACGAACAGCCCAGAAATATGTACTTGGTTGAAATCCTACTACATCACTTGATTCAGTTGAGCCACCGGTATACACTGGCGTTGATCCATTGAACTGAGTATCCCATAACTTATAGTTGTTATCTTCAATCGTCGGAGTAGGACCATACCAGAATTCCATTGATGTGATTGCTCCAACAGTAGGAATGATACAATTGACAGTGAATGTCCCAGATTCAGTATTGATGTTACCGATAGTTGGTGGCAATGGCTTACCTACTATAGTCGGGTCAGTCAATCCTGTGTTTGCTGCTGGCTCATAGTCAGTGATATCAATGTTCTCATATACTTGATTGTTATATTCAATCAGACTTAAGTGAACGCCCAAGTTACCATCTTCTGACTTAGACTCTTGAACTTGCTCGACTCGGAACAATTTATCTGGGTTAGTTGGATTGCCTGCATACGGTCCCCATCCATAGACTGAATGACGAACTCTGATAACATCGCCGGCATCTATTTGAATGCCAGAATAATCCGTTGAGAAGTTAACGACCAAATCTTCACGTGACTGAATCAAACGACGAGTAGCAAGATAATGTGCTTGTACTGAATTGTTTACTTGTGGGAACTGAATGACCAACTTGTTGATCGGTTCATTTGGATTCTTGTCAGCATCATCTAAGTAGATGAAATTGTAATCAGTTTGATCCTTGATCTTAGCATTAGGAAACTGACTTTCAACTAAGTTAAAGGTGGAGTTCAGATCAACTGGACTGACATTGACGCCAGAAGTCATGTTGGTTTCACTAACTACAAACAACTTTTCGTAGGTAGTGTAATCTAAATAACTACGGTTTGCAATCACTGACCATTTTGCAACTGCTTCGTTCCATTGCAACCAACTGTCGCATGTGTCAACTAGATATTGCAGATTGTTAAGACAATTGATACCAGTGTTGATCGGACCGTTAACACGATATCGTGGTTGTTGACTTGTGCCGCCGCTTGTGTTGGTATAGTCAATTAGTTGATCGCTGTATGCATTCAATGCTGCGATTGAAACTTCATCGACTTGACTATAAGGAATACCACATCCATAACGTTTGTTAGTCAAGTAATCCTGAATAACTTCACCAGGACGGTTAAGACTGTTTGAAACTTTAATCTTGAATTGATCAAGACCGACGATGCCAGCATCTTGATTGTACACAAGTTTAATGATAACAAATGACACACCTGCCATAGTAGCACTACCACTAGCAGTAGCATAACGAGGACCGTTCCAACGTTCTGCTGCTGCTATTTGTGAATCACTCATTACATCGACCGCGGTTGTCGCAGTGTTTGCACCCTGAAAGGATCCATTCTTGTACATATATACATTCATGTAACCATTTACTTTGGTATCTTCTTCACCGTTAGAGTTGACCCATTTAATTACTTTGGTCTTGTCTGATGCATCAAATACAAGTTCTTTGTCGCCCCAAAATATGTTGCTGTGAGTAGCACTGTCAACGTTACCTAGTGTCATGACGCCAGTGTCAGTCACTTCACACAATGCCAATGCATACCACATTGTCTTCTGATCTATGCTGATCTTTGCATCAATCATTGCTGGGCTGATGAATGCTGATCCATATACTACACCGATCTTGTTGTCGGTGCTTGCTGGCAACATAACACGTGAACCAGTAGTTTGTGATGCTGATTGTGTACCTGTAGGTCCTGCTGCTGGAGGTTGTGCTCGATTGCTGATTAGACTACTAACAACTGCGCTGGCTAATACACGAACGCCGAAGTTAATTGCTGCTACACCAAGTACTGATGTAACGCCAATTGCACTTGCGATAAAGGTTGCTGCTGCGGTGAATACTGGCATGTTAATTCATACTCCATGTTTCTTCTACTTTACTATATCCAAACTTAGCGTAATCTAAATCTGGACTATTGACCATCTTACTTATCGTTACGGATTGGACTCGTCCCGTGTCTAAAAGTAATCTTCCGTGTTCGTTGTACTTTGACAATAATCGATATCCCGCACTTGTTCCTCTGTGTTCTGGCTTTACCCAGTATGCTAATTCCCGCAATATACATATTTGTGAATCCCATATTGACTGGTCAATCATACCAAGAACCATGCCTACTGCCATGGCATCCTTAGTTGCTAACAAGGCGAAGCCACGTCCTGCAAACAGTTGTGCTAACATATGTTTAATGTATTCTTCATCGTCACACTCTGCGAACAATGCTACTGGAGTTGCATTGCGATATTCCTTCAACATTTCAATTATTAATGGCGTGTGAAATTTATTTGCTAATTCAACGATCATGGATTACCACCAGATCCTGTTCCTTGTGCTGTTACTGGTTTACCAAAGTCGAAGTATGCATTGATCAAGTTTGGAATGTTAGTCATCGCAGTGTCTTTAATAGATGCACTACCGATATATTCATTCCAATGATTAGGACTAGTCTGACGACCTGCGATTCTATTTTCTAGAACAGTCTTGTATGAACTACAGTTAACCGTAACAATGAAATTGTCTTTGCGTTCATCTGCTACAAAGTCTTCACTGATTGTATATGATGTGACAACACCATTAAAGCGAAGGACAACATTCTCTAGCACATAAGTTGGACCATAGAATCCTCGATATACTTCGACTAATGAACCTTTGATCTTGGTACCAAGCACTGCGTAAATATTTTCACTACCAATTCCACTCAACGTAATTGCGGTATCGAAACTAGTAACACGAATGTCACGCTGTTGCATACCAACCATCATTAATCCACCCAATGACTTGTACAAGACGGAATCGATTGTTTCATCTTTGTAACTTGAACTGAATGTGTACACCGTAGTGGTGTTGTCATTGTTATAAATTGTCATCTTAACAAACTCAGCGTTGTTTATAAACGGTGCGTTGTTTACTTCTGGAATGAAAGTACTCATAGTACTGTTTGCTTTGCACAATCAGCACATTCAGTGCCAGTCATATTACTACCGCAGTCAGGGCATTTAACAGCCGCAGATATATCTGTTGCTTGCTTAAGATTGAAGTTGGTTCGTTGAATTGTTATACCTTCTGGAATGGCAAAGTTTCTACCAGACGCTGAAGGTTCTGTGTTAATTTGTTCTACTATCATGCTGTTCCTACGTATTCATAAAGTTGAAAGTCATCTGACCATTCGATGTATGCATTGTTCGACAATGAACCATCGATATTATATGTAGCGCCACCCGGGAATAGTTTGTACACTGGCATGTTAGGACAGAATACTCTGAACTGACATGCTGCTCCTACTGTGATTCCTAAACCTGCTACACTATTACTTAGTATATTAGGACGGTGTGTCGTAATTGTTATTGTGTCTGTTATGCCACGTTGCACTTCAGATGTACTGGTAAATGGGTAAGGATAGTTACCGATCTGAATCAAATCATTTGGTGCAAACATGACTCTAGTAGCATTCACTGGTGGCAATGCAGTCAAGATCAATTGATTACCAATGAAACTTACAACTCTGATATTAGCCAATTGGCTCAATGCTGCACCACCTTGATAACTAAAGATCCAACTCATGTTAGGTAAAGCACCAAATGTAATTGTCTCTGGTGCTTTACGATCTAATGTGTCAAGAGTTTCAATGATAGTTCTGGCATCATTATAACGAAGACTGTTTGGCATGGTCATCGTGAAACGCCATGGGTTAGTAGTTGGTGTTTCACTGATGCGAGGAATCTCGTTGCGAGTGTACTGAATGCCAACCATCTTGCGACGGTTTACTTGCATTGCAGTACTTTTATTAATAATCGTTTGGATGCTCATTTTATTCCTTATCTTCCGCGGTATGGCAATTCTTTTTCAGCCGCTTTCACTGAACCAAGCAATAATCTGCGGTTCTCAGTGAACAATTGCGCTACTGACTTACTATCTATCGCACTGATGTTATTAGTAATATACGTATTTGATATCTGCTGTCCACCACCACCATTAGGTATGACTGACGTTGCACCACGTGGTGTAATGATTTCAGGGCCGTCTTCACCAACGATACTTGCTTTACCAATTGGGGGATCGCCACCATTAGCAAATCCTAACATGCTGCCGATGGTTGACAGGATGCCGCCACCGCCACCACCACCTCCGCCAGCGCCGCCCATCATCTTCATGAGATTCATTGCACTTGCTTTAAGTTCAATCTTAATCATGTCCTTGATCAATGAACTAGCAAAGTCGCTGAAACTAAACTTACCGTTGTCAACGAAGTTATCAATTGCACTGTTCATGCTATTTGTCACTGCGTTAAACAGATCACCTGCTCTTGTAGCAGCATTGGTTGCATTGTCAACGTAAGAGTTGAATGCCTTTTGCCATCCTGCTTCGAATGAACGACTAGTTTCCAATTGCGCAGTCTGTTCGGTAGCAATTGCTTTGTATTTCTGTGCAATTTGGTCTAGACCATTGGCTAATTCAGCGGCTTGTGCAGTAGTAAGATCCATACCTTCGAATCCTGCAGCAAACGTACGTCCAGCTTCCATTGCTGCCTTGCGGGCATCTTCTTGAATCTGTGCCATTTGTGCTTCTAATGGATTCTTACCTGCTTGTGAACCAGCAAATTTAACATCAACTAGTTTATCGTTGGCGCCCCGCACTTGATCAGCCAATGTTGCTTGACGTTCGATCTGCTTAGTGATACCTTCTAGAATGTTCTGACGATCTAAT